GCGCACGACGATAACCATCAAAGTTTGTCAATTGCCGAGGGTGATGATGGACGGATTCTATTAAACTGCCATGCCGGATGTGAAGCCGGCAGCATTGTGGCAGCTATGGGGCTGAAAATGAGTGACTTGTTTCCAGCCAAAACGAATGAGCATGTCAGCGATAAGGCTGGCATTGAGCGTATTTATGATTATCAGGGTGCTAATGGCGAGCTTCTTTATCAAAAAATCCGTCGCGTGGACAAGTCTTTTACCCAACGCAGGCCGGATGGTAAAGGTGGCTGGATATGGAATCGCAAGGGCATACCCCCGACTCTGTACAATCTTCCGGCTGTTATTGCCTCCGACATCGTTTACGTGGCAGAGGGGGAGAGGGACGTCGAAACGCTCAATGCGCTGGGCTATGTTGGGACTAGCGGCGAAGATGGAGCTGGTAAAAATAAGTGGAAATCTGAATACGCCGAAGCTCTGCGCGGAAAAACAGTGCACGTCCTTTTTGATAATGATGTGCCCGGACGTGAACATGGAGTAAGAACTGCCGAATCTCTGCTTGGTGTCGCAAAAAGTGTCAAACTCCTTGACCTTGTAAAAGCGTTCTCACGCCTACCGGAAAAAGGCGACATTAGCGACGTGCGAAAGGCTGCCGGAGATGACGTGACCCGTAAAGGCTTAGAGGCTCTGGTTGCTGACACGCCGGAATATCAACTGCAAAGCAATGATGGGTTTCTATCCTGCTTCAAGACACTGGACGAATTCGCCGAAGAGGAAGCCACATGGCTGATTCCGGGCTGGATTCCGGAGGGACAGCTAACGCTCATGGCAGCCGATGGCGGCATTGGCAAAACCACGGTCTGGTGTAACATCCTCACTGCTTTAAGCAGCGGTACTAGGTGCATCCTAGACCCTGCCGGGCATACACGCAAGTCAATGAAGGTTGCCTTCCTGACAACAGAGGACAGTGTGCGGAAGAAGCTCAAACAAAAACTCCGGCTTGCTGGCGCAAACGAAAAGAACATACTGACCCCAGACTTCCTAGCTGATAAGGCTGGGCTACTCCGCAATCTGAAATTCGGCTCATCTGACATGGCAAAATTCATCAGGCATTTTAAGCCTGCTCTCTGCGTGTTTGACCCTGTTCAGGGTTTTGTTCCACCTGACATTAATATGGGCAGTCGCAATGCCATGCGCGATTGTATGGCTCCGCTAATCACGCTGGGGGAAGAATGTGGAACAACATTCCTTGTGGTCTGTCACACCAACAAACGTAAAGGGGCTTACGGACGTGATCGGATAGCTGACAGTGCCGACCTCTGGGATATAAGCCGCTCCGTTTTAATGGCTGGGTATACCGAGGATCAGGGCGTAAGATTTTTGTCAAACGAGAAAAATAATTATTCACAGCTTCAGGAAAGTTTGCTATTTTCTATCGACAATGATGGTCAAGTACAGCATGAAGGCTCAACATGGAAACGTGACAGGGAATATGCCCAAGACGCAACCGTGGCAAAGTCCGCTCCGAAGCGCAATGACTGTAAGGAGTTCATCCTTAATGCTCTTGCGGAAGCCGGAGATGCTTTGCCATCAAAGGAACTGGACGATATAGCGACTGAATCTGGGTATAGTTATCGAACACTCAGACGTGCTAAAGAAGACCTAAAGCAGACTGGAGACATAAAGCATTTTCATACCGGGGGAAACAGCGACAGAATTTGGCATATTCAGAGGGTGCAAAACGCGGAATTTGTTGACCTTGGCAATGAAGAAGCTACTCCGTGGGATAACTTGAAATAAATTTCCCCGTCAGAGACACAGAAATGGACATATACAGAGTTTTATTAGTATTATCAATGCTTTCCGTATTTGACCATGTGGTCAAGTACGCAGAGCAAATGGTCAAGTACAACTTTGTATTCGTCCATGTGGTCAAGTACGCAACCCATTGATATTAAAGGAAAAACTTCGTACTTGACCACCTTGTGTCTCTCTGACGGTAGCGGTTAAACAAATGATATAGTACACCAAAGATACGAAAGGAAAATTACATGAATTTTGATGCTATCACCGCGAAATCATTCGTGGTTGATTTTACAGACCGTGACGGCAATAGCTTTTGGCGGGATGTGGATGTACTTATTCCACGAACAAATTCCGTCGGCGACGCTGTCGCTTCCCTGATATACTCCCTCACCCAAAAAGGCTATGACGTGTGTTGTGTATGTGAGCCGCTGAACGGCTTCACGCATGAGCAGCTTGAATCATTGTTCAAGACTGACCCAAAAGCGGCAAGGCGCAATATACGCTACCATTACCTCAATTTGGCTAATGGGTAAATCTTCACAGCGCAAAGGCGCATCGGGGGAGCGGGAACTCGCAGAGCTTCTCCGCGACTATGGGTATAATGCGGAGCGGGGTGGATCGCTGACATTTGGAAAGACTCCTGATGTCACAGGTCTTCCAGGAATACATATCGAGGTCAAGCGAACGGAGCGGATGAATGTTCTGGAAGCCTATCAACAGTCCGCGAGAGATGCTGAACGGTTTCAGGATGGCATACCAGCACTGTTCCACCGGCGCAACCGCTCCCCGTGGCTGGTGACTATGAACTTTGAGGATTGGATGAAGATTTACAAGCGATAGAGATTTAGGCTGTTTTACGCGCGTGTGCGCGAGAAAGGGCAAGCTAACATGAAATACAGTGCAATTAGCATATCTGATTTACCTGCAAAAGCGGGGAAGCGCGTAAAGATAAACGGAACCATCGTACACTTGACCTCACAGCCCATAGCTTCCGGCGAAAAACGGCTCTTTCTTTGCCCGCAGTGTGGAGCGCGTAGAGGCAAGCTGCTTCTGTGGGAGGGTAAAATAGGCTGCCGTGGATGTGCACCCTTTGATATTTACGAGCGGAGGCGCAATCTGTACGATTCCGGAGGAACGGCACTGCTTGAATACCAGATGATGCAGTTGGCTTTGAAGCACAGAATTGAATTTGACTTTCCGTTCGATTATTACAGCCAAATAATGCGGATAGCCTCCATGACTGAGACAGAAGCCAATAAATTCCGCGCAGTAATTGTCAAAATGCAAATGCTGGAAAACATGAGATTTTCAGCTATATTTTTCAAGAAACGTTACTCAGCAAAGGACATTAAAAAATTCACCGCTCCCGAATTTACAAGGCATTACACCTTGCAAGAATTACGGGACATGGTTTTTGAACTGAAAGGGGACTAGCATGTCATTATCAAGAATTGAACAGGAAACAATCATAATTTTCAACGAAGCTGAATCCACGGCTTGCATTCAGGTACATAACGGGCGCATTCGCCGGAGGCTTGAGCAGATCCACGCAGAACGTCCGGAAGATGTGAGCATTGACCATGACGGGGATTATATTATCCCCAAAAGCTGGATTAAAATAAATCCAAGTATCGCCCTTACCGAAGAACAGCGAACACGACGAAGCGAGCACATGAAACGCGTTCGACAAGCTCAAAAGCTCAATTAAGCTATTGAGTTAAAGGGACTCTGCACCCATTGGGTATATAGAGATATACCCAGCATCTTTATTCAGAGAATCCCAATCAAGCCAAAGCGCAAAAAGGGGAGCTATCCAAATCGGAAGGCTCCCTTTGTTTTGGATAAAATAGGCGGCAATATAATAATGCTTTTTGGTGCAACTTTTCGCAACTTTCCTTTTTGCTTGCACAATGCGCGTTACAATGTCCCTATATCGCGTGTGTACAATGTCAACATATCTATTTTAGCGTCCCAGCTTTACTGAATTCTGTAAAACTGCTCTGCTAACATTAGAGGCGCGTATACGCCCTCAAATGAAGGGGGTAATTGCGGCGAAGGCGAAGGCGAAGCAGGAATCCGGAGAAAACCAGTATAGCCCTTTCCTGAATTCGGGAAAAGGCTCCCCAGTCCACACCGAAAGCGAATTAGCCAAAATAGCCGGTGTATCTCGTGATATTATCCACATGTCTCTTTTTAGGGTGTAACCTTTGTCACCATAACGGTGCGCGGAAACCCTTTTTAGGGTGTCCGATATGTCCGGATGCAAATTAAGGTTTCCTGATTTCGGGAAACCCTATTGAGCCAATTCATGATATAGAAAAAGCGGGAGCTATCCATTTGGACGGCTTCCGCTATTTGAGATATTAGTCATGAAATTTGTACTAAATGTAGATTTTGACAGACTGGAAATTTGACGGACAGATAAAATAATGACGAACCCGTCAAAATTCACTATTCTTCCCAGTAGCAAATTGTCCTGTTACTAATAAAATAATATAACCCAAAAGTAGTACAATCAATGCAGCAATCCATAAAGAAACCATAAACAAGATACCTGTCAATACATGGAGTATTGCAAGAAGAAACATTGCTTTTGCCGTGTTTTTCAATAATGCCTTTTCGTTATATTTAGATTTTTCAGCGGCGGTCATCGTATTATACCCACTAAGCAAGTTGCTTCCTTTGTTATTCCTAAATACAATTCCAAAGCCAAAACAAACTACGGCTGTTACAATAAATATTATCCCTGCAATAACCATCGCGCACCTCAATAATCTATCGTTCAAATTCCAATTTACCGCTGACTTCCAAAAGCTCGAAAGCCTTTTTTTATTCTACTTCAGGTATGGTTTCCGTATAACGAATTTCATGTTGGTTCACTCCTAGACCTCAACAAGCTGGAATTTCTCGAATTATTATAGAGCGGAAATATCATCTATTTTCTAAATCGGTTTCCTGTATTACAATATATTATTGCGAATATGGGAAGACCAAATACCGCTACTCTGAATAAAGTAATGTACCATGAAATATTGAACATTGCAGCAATTGCCAAACCGGGCAATAATATACCTATAGGCAACATAATTTTCCCAATAAACTTGCTTAACGCAACTGCATCATAATTAGCTTTTTCCTTTTCAGACATCGTATTATATCCTGCGATCAGAAAAGAACCTTTTCCGGCAAGCAGAAAAATGGACATGACAATAATTAAAAGACCGCTAACACTTGTAATTACGAGTCCGACAATAGCTGATGTTTCCATAGCAACTCCTTAAAACTCCAATTTACTGCTCACTTCCCTCAACTTCGGTTGGGGGATTCTCATTTGCCGTTAAGAGTGTTTCTTGAGCATCCTGTAATCTTTTATACTCGGCTTCCGGCATAACCACGAATGTCTCTTGCATTCCTGTGGTAACACGTACAATGTCTCCGTCTCGCACAACACCGGTTATGATAGATAGCAATGAGCCCGAGAATTTCCATAAAGAATAATCAATCATT